GGTGCCACCATCAGCCGGGGTGTCGACCAGGGCCGTCGGCGGTGCGGACGTCGGGGACGACGCGGTCGCAGACCAGGGCGACGGGTCGGCGTGCTCACCCCACGTGCGTACCTGCCACTCGACCGCGGTCCCGTTGGCGTACGTCCCACCGGGCAGCGTCCACGACGACACCCCGGACCCGACCTTGCCGGTCGTCGTCCACGACGAGCCGCCCGCCGCACGGTGGTGCACCTCGAAGGCCGACTGCGCGGACGTGTCGACCGGGTTGTGCGTCCAGGACCACGTCACGTCGAGGTCGGCATCCCGGATGCTCGACGGCCCGAGCCCGCTCGGTGCGTTCGGCGGCGCGGCGAGCTGGACGACACCCGACTGCACGAACGCGGAGCCGAGCGATGGGGTCGACACGGTCGCTCGGACCCGGTACTGCCACGTCGAGGTCGGCGACGGCGAGGTGTGCGTCCACGACGTCACCCCGGCCCCGACGTTGACCGCGTTGCCCCACGCGCCACCGTCCGCGCGCCGCTCGATCGTCGCCCCGGTCGCCGTGGTCGCCGCGTTGGTCCAGCGCACGATGATGTTCGCGCCGGACTTGGCCGCGGACACTCCCGTCGGTGCGGCGGGGGTCGTGTAGATCGCCGCGGACGCCGACGACACCGCCGACCACCCGGAGGCGTTCTGCGCCCGGAGCCGGTACTGGTAGCGGCGGTCGGCGCGGGTGGACGTGTCGGTCCACGACTGCGAGCCCGTCGTGGAGTAGGTCCCCGAGATCGTCCCGACCGCGGCCCACGCGCCCGTGACGTTGTCCCACCGCTGCACCTGCTGCGCCGTGTACGGGGCGGTCGACGTCGCCGCGCGCTGCCACGACACCGTGTGCGAGGTGTCCGACACGCGCGACACCGTGACCGACGTCGGCGCGGCAGGCGCGGCCGGGGCGGTCGTGAAGGAAGTGGCAGGCGAGTACGCTCCCGGACCGGCGGCGTTCGTGCCACGGACGCGCGCATAGTAGGTCGTCATCGGGTCGAGCCCCGTGACCGTCTGCGGCGTGCTGGCGCCAGCGTCGAAGACGTTGCCCGTGAACGACGGCGACTCGCTGACCTGCAGACGCCACGACGTGATCGGCGAACCGTTCGCCTGCGCCGTCGTGGACGTCCACGCCACACGCGCCGTCGACGCCGTGATCGCCGAGACCGTCGGAGCAGGCGACGGACCAGGCACGCCGATGCGCGCCGGGACCGTCACGTAGCCCGACAGCGACCGCGACGCCAACGCCTCGTAGCCCGAGATGCTGCCCGTGACGTCCACGCGCACCGTCGAGCCGATGACCGTCGCCACCGAGCCCGTGCGCGACACCAGCAGCGTGCGACCACCCGACGACCCGTGCGACACCGACGCCCCGGCCGACGCCGAGCCCAGGTCGCCCGAGATCGAGTTCGTGTTCGTCGAGTCCGACAGAGAGTTCTCGGTCTCGAGGTACAGGCGCGTCGTCAGGCTGACGGACGTCGCCGTGCCAGTCGCACCCGGATCCTCGATGTACAGCTCGAGCCGGTAGCGGCCGCCCGCGCCGTAGGAGTACCAGGACGAGTAGAAGGTCGCCATGAACTACACCCCCGCCTTCTGCCGCGCCAGACGCCGCACATCAGCCACCCACGCCTCGAGCTCGGCCATGGACCGCAGTCGCGACGGGTCGACCGTCACGCGGATGTCGTAGGTGTCGCCCCGCCCGGCCGTCCGTGCGCCTGCGGGATTCGCCATCGGCGCCGGGACCGAGACCGCGGCGGCGGCGACACGCGCGTACCGTGCCGCGCCCGCCTCCCCACCGACGTCGTATCCGGACGCCAGCAACCGCCGCAGCTGGTACACCGCCCCCTGACCGCCCAGCCGGTTCACGTCCTCCACCGTCAGCACGTGCTCACCCGGCATCAGCATCGACAGGACCGAGTCCTTGCCCGGCACACCCCCGGTGACCGCACCGCCCGCGGCATTGAACTTCACGTTCGTCCCCGGGACCGAGTACGACGTGCCGCCCTTCGCGTCGACGAACATCCGGATCCGGCGCCCGTCGTTCAGCTTGATGAAGTCCGACACGACGCGCTGCGCGGCCGCGGCGTCCGCGACGAGCTTCGTGTACACCTGGTTCGGGATCAGCCCGTACGCCTTCGCGAGATCGCGGGCCTCCTGCTCGGTCTTGCCGAGCTTCTTCGCCATGTCGACGAACTGGGCGAGCTGCGCCTCCGTCGTGTCCTGCAGCTCCCGGCCCGTCGCGTTGTTCTTCTCCATCGCGTCGGTGACGGTCTGCCAGCGGCGCACCTGGTCGAGCAGCGCGGACTCAACGTCACGCGCCGCTGCGGCCTTCTCGTCGTCGGACGCCGTCGAGTCCTTCTGGACCTTCGTCGCACGCTGCGCCGTCTCGGTGAACCGCTGCAGGCCCTCCTCCGCCTGCAGCTGCGCCTCCCGAAGCGACAGGTTCGCGCCCGCCGCCTCACGCTTCGCGTCGATGTTGTCCTTCGTCGCAGACGTGTCGTCGCGGATCGCGCCGGTCTGGTCGGTCGTCGCATGCAGCCCGGCACGCTGCTCGTCGGTCCACGCCGCCTGCGCGGCCGCTACATCCTTCGACTGGACACCGAGCCGCTTCGCCAGGTCCGCGAGCCGCCCGTACTCCCCGCCCGCATCCGATGCCGCGACCTCAGACGCGTGGAGCCGCGCCTTCAGATCGTCGAACCCGCCCGGCTTGCTCAGCTGCGCGTCCGCGACGACGTACTCGCCGCGCAACGCCTCCGTCTGCGACTTGAGCCGAGCAGCCTGAGTCTCCGCGTCCGCGAGCGTCGCCGCGAACCGCTCGGCACCGGCCGACGACGGGTCGATCGCGAAGTCGACGACGTCGTCGAGCGCGACCCCGAGCTCCTTGGCCTTCTTGATCGTCCCGTCGTCGACGAGCGCCTTGTAGACCGTCGCCCGCGTGTTCTCGGTGATCGCACCGGTCGCCTCGTCCAGCGAGTCACGCAGATCATCGACCCGCGCCTTCGCCTCCGCCTGCTTCCCCGCGAAGTACCCCAGTGCCGTGGTGATCCCGGTGATCGCGAGACCGACCGGGTTCGAGATGAACGCGGCCTTCAACGCCGCCCCGACCGTCTTGATCCCAGTCGACGCGACGACACTCGCCGCCCCGATCGTCCCGATGGCTCGCGACGACGTCCCCGACAACGCCGTCTGGATCCGCACCTGCTCGTTGAACGACGCGAACGCCGCCGACACTGGCTTGAACACCGCCGCGAGCCCGAGCGCCTTGAACGCGGTGAACGCCGTCACCGCCGCAAGTACCGGCGTCGGCAGACCGGCCACCCACGACACGACCTCAGCCAGGACCTCCACGACCGGGCCCGCCGCCGCGACGAACCCATCGAGTGCGGGACCGGCTTGCACGGCGAGCAGGTTCACCAGCGGCACGAACGCGTTCACCAGGTCGACCACCGACGGGGCGAGCGTCGTGATCGCAGACAGCACGGAGTCCGCGAGGCTCACACCCATCTGCCCGAGCACCGGCACGAGCGGGGCGAGCGTGTCCAGCAGCGCCTGCCCGACACGACGCACCTCAGGGGACGTCGCACCGAACGCGACCAGCCCGGCCACGACCGGGTTCAGAGCGGGCAGGAACCGGCCGAGGACCGGGATCGACCCCGACCCCAACGCGAAGAACGACGCACCGAGCCCGCTGACGAGCGGCGCGTAGTGCACGAGCTTGTCGATCTGCCCGTTGACCTTCGACAGGTCCCACCCGTTGATCGCCGACCGTGCCCGGTCCAGCGCGGGCGTGATCCGGTTCAACCCGGGACCGAGACGCACGAGCATGATGTCGACGAACGGCTTCGCCTTCTGCTCGAGCGCGCGCAGCAGGTCCGCGACCTTGTTCGCCCACTCGACCGCCCGGCCGCCGCCCTTCGGGTCGACGAACGGCGCCGCCAGGACGCTGCCGATGTCACGCCACGCACCCTTGATGCGGTCCGTGGCACCGTCCATCTGCTGCTTGATCGCCGCGGTCGCACCACCGAACCGGTCCATCAGCCCGGTCACGAGCGGGTCCCACACCTTCGCGACGGGGATACCCCCGGGCTTCGACGCGAGCTCGCGGATCTGCGCACCGGTCTTGCCCATCGCCTCGCCGACGATCCCGGCCGCGTCGATGCCGTACTGGCCGAGCTGGTTCAGGGTCTCCCCGGTGAGCTTGCCCTGCCCCTGCATCTGCGCGAGCGCGTAGGTGACCTGTGCGACCTGGTCGTTCGACCCGCCGACCGCGGCGACCGCGTTCTGGATCGCGTCGAGCGCGGGGATGACCTTCTTCGCCTCCACACCGAACCCGAGCAGCTGCTGCTGCGCGGTGATGAAGACCTGCTTCGCGAACGGGGACGTCTTGGCGAACGCGTCGAGCTTGTCCATCTGCGCGTTCGCCTTCTCGGCGCCGCCGAGCAGCGTGGACAGCGCGGCACGGGACGACTGCTGCAAACGATTGTAGTCGTAGCCGACCTTCCCGACCGCGATCCCCAGCCCGCCGAGGGTCGTGACCGCCGTCGAGAACGCACCTGCGACAGCCCTCGCGGTCGTCCCGGCCGCCGACGCCAGACCCGACAGCTTCTGCCCCGACGTCGACATGCCACGGTCGAAGCCGCTGCTGTCGAGCGTCAGGAACGCGGTCAGCTCGCCGACCTTCAGTCCCATACGGTCACCCCTCTCGCGGCAGCGGACCGTTCAGGTCCCGGGACAGTGCCGACTCCGGCACGGTGAGCAGCCCGAGGATCCGGGCACGCAGCCACGGCCACGGCCGGGCACGGGTCGTCGGGTCTCCCAGGTCGACCCCGTAGAAGCGGTGCAGGTCGATCTCGATCAGGTGCCAGCGGTCGAGGAGCTGTCGCCACGAGACCCGGCGTCCTTGCTGCTCGCGCGCGGGCCGGTGTTTCGGGCGGAGCGCGGGCGGGACTCGCCGGTACGCGGGGTAGATGCCGTTCGCGTCGGGCGTTCCGATGCCGTACTGGGCCCACTCGACGGGGCCTGCGGTTCCCCCGAGGCACCACCACCGGCACCGTGCAGCGCGTCGAACAGGTCATCCGCGGCGGCCTCACCGAGGACGTGCAGGTACAGGGCGTACTGGGCGGCCCGCTCGACGTGCGGTGCAGGGACACGCGCGGCGAGCATCGCCTCGTACGTGTCATCGCCGAGCGCGAGACGCTGCAGCCCCTCGGGCCCGTTGATGCCGTCGAGCAGCTCGAGCACCTCGGGGCTCGGCTGCTCTGAGGCCCCCGCCATGAGCTGCATGCCCGACGCGACGATCGCGGCGAGCTTCAGCCCCGATGCCTGGTCGGGTGGGGTCAGCGTGAACGTCCCCCACTGGCCGAGGGTGATCGTGTGGTCGGGGGCGAGGTAGGCGGTCAGGTCCTTCATCGGTGATCCTCCTGGTGCGAGAGGACCGTGCGGGGGCAGGTGCACCTACCCGCCCCCGCACGGGGTCAGGGAACGGGTCAGGCGCCGCGCGAGTACGGGAACGCGGTCGACGTCCCGGCGGGGCTGGTGACGACGATGTCGGCCTGCCGGGGTGCGTCCTCGTCGGCGGGCACCACCAGGACGATCACCGAGTCGCCGATGACGGTCAGGTCGTCGACGTCGACACCGCCGAGGGTGACGCCCGTCGCGGCCGCGAACCCGGAGCCGCGGACGGTGACCTGCTCGCCCTCGGCGGCACCCGACGGCAGGGCGCTCGTGACGACCGGGGCCGCGGTACCGGGCGTGCCGGGGTTCGCGATGACCTGGACGGGGCCGGCGGACGTCGCGGTGATCGCCCATCCACCGGTCTCGGCGTTGCCGGTGTTCTGCCGGTCGGCCTGCACGGTGAAGTGCCCCTCACGGGCGTACGCCGCACCCTCGGAGTCGTAGTACCGCAGGTGGACCTGACCGTCCTTCCCGCGGATGCCGGGTGCGGCGGCGTCGATGAGCTTCTGCAGCTCGGGCAGGTACGTGCCGTCGACGTTCCGCTGGACCTGGACGGTGAAGCCGAGCGTGTCGGCCTCGCCGACGCGGACCTGGTTCGCCGCGCCGCGGTCGTCGTAGGTTGCGGCGTCGAGCATCGTCGGCGTCGACTGCGGGGCGACCGCGGACGAGAAGCGGATCTGCTGCCAGTTCGGGACGTCGCTCGCGGGGAAGTCGAGGTCGATGTCGATGACGAGCTCGTACGAGAAGCCGAGGTCGGTCATGGTGATGCCTCCAGGGGCGTGTTGAGGATGATCTCGAAGTTGTCGGTCCGCTCCTGGCGGCCGTTGTCGTCGGCGCCCAGGCGGGCGGACGAGATCCTGCGGGCCCGCGCGACACCGTCTCGGTGGTGCACCCCGTGCAGCGCCGCGAACCCTGCAGACGCGAGCACGTCCGCACCTGCAGGGACTCCCGGCGCGCCGCGGTAGCGGACCTGCACGTACCGCACGGTGATGCCCGTGCTGACGGGGTCGTCGGCCGAGTAGACGGCGACCCCCACACCCCGGTCGGGGGCGGCGGCGATCGGCCCGTAGTAGATCCCGACCTCCGACGTGGTGTACGACGGGCCGCCCGGTCGCCACGCGCCGACACCGGCGGCCGCGAGCCACGATGCGATGAGGCGGGTCAGGGTGGCGTCGTCCATCAGGCACCTCCGAGGGCACGCCGTAGCGCGGTCGCGATGATCGCCTGCGCTTCACCTGCGGTGTCGTCGAGTGCGGACTCGAGGAACTTCGCCTGCCCGTGACGGTGCCGGTAGGTCAGGTCCTCGTGCTGGCGGGCGGCGTACGGCAGGTCGGTCGAGACGGTCGCGACGAGCTCGCTCGTCGTGGCGGGTCCGACGAGCTGCGACGAGCGCAGGTCACCGACGTCGAGGGGGGTGCGTGCGACCGACACTGCGCGCACGCGTTCGGCGGCGGCGGTGAGGCCGGTCGCGGCCGCGGCGCGCACAGCGGCTGCGACCGGCTGCCCTTGCCAGGTGACCTTGACGTCCACGGTGCCCTCGCTCTCAGGTGAGGTTCGCGACGACGTGGCTGGGCAGCGCGAGCGGCCCGCCGTCGAGGTCGGCGCACGTGATCACCGTGGCGGCCCGGGTGGGCAGCGTGACCCTCGCCCCGGGCGCCAGTGCGGTGGTGCCTGCGGGGGCGTACACGGTGGTCTCCGACACAACCTCGCGCCCGTCAGGTCCCCGGACGAGTCGCCGCGTGTCCTCGACGAAGCAGCGCACATCGACGGCGGACGCGTACACGTCGCCCTCCCCACCGGACCCGATGAGCTGCTCGACGCTGATCGTGTGCACGAAGAAGTCCTCGAGGGTGCTCATCCGTGCACACCGACCTCGGAGGGCACCAGGCCGGCCGCAGCGAGGATCAGCAGAGCCTCCTGGCACAGACGGGTCGCGGCGGCAGACCGGGCGCTCATCGCGGTGACAGACGCGGCAGCGGCAGTGTCGTACTCGACGCGTGCCGTCCCCAGCGCCTTCGCCCTCGTCGGAGCAGCCTGCAGCTGCACACCTCCGGCGGCAGGGTCGACGTCGGCCGCGACCCACGCGGCGACCTGTGCGCACGTCGCATCCCGGAACGCCGCCCAGGCGAAGTCCTGGGAGGGTGCGCCGTCGTCGTCGGTGTCGTAGATCGCGGTGAGGGTAGCGCGTCGCACGAGCGCGGACGCGGCCCGCAGCAGGGCTCCGGTGTTGGCGGGGGCGGGATTGACCCACCCGGTGAGGTCGTCCGTGGTGGCGTAGACGAGCATGACGGCCTCCTCGAGGTGGGGTGGCGGCTGGGGCGCAGGTCGACCGTGCAAGGGGCAGAAAGGACGTGACGGCCAGACGTGGCGTTACCCGCCACGGACCCCTCAGTTCGCCTTCACCGCAGGTGTTCCTACGTGGGCCGTCTTTCGCGGTGTTGACGCCTCAGCCGCCGAGACCCGCCGCCGGTGTGCGGGCACGGCGGCGGGTCGTACGGGTCAGGCCGGCGGGGCCTGCGCGGCGGTGATCGCCGCGACGATGTCGGCCTTGTTCGACGCGGACCCGAGGTCGACGTCGTAGGCCTTCGCGAACGCCTTCAACTCGGCGCTCTTCCACGCCTCGCTCGGTGCACCGTCGGGGAACGGAGCCTTCGGCTCGGCGTCGACCGTGTACCCGTGCCGCTCGAAGTACGCGAGCGCGGCCCTGTCGTCGGTCTCGCCGACGCCGTCCGCGAACGTGACGCCTGCGACGACCCCAGTGAAGCCCTTCACGGGGGTGTGGATCTTCGGTGCCATGGTGTGCTCCTGGTGCTCAGGTGTCCTTGCGGACGATGGACTCCCACCAGCGGAAGGTCGCGACGACCGCACCGTCCTTCCACGCCTGCAGCGACCCGTCGGGGCCGTCGTAGTCGAGGTGGTCGGCCTGCACGGTCTTCGACTTGTCGCCGCCGGTGGAGATGACGTACGTGCCGGGCTCGGACAGCCCGGTCGGGATGGAGCCGTACACGGTTGCGCTCCTGTCAGGTGCGGGACGCGGCCCGGGCGCACATCACCTGTGCGCCCGGGCCGGGCGTCACTGGACGCGGATGTTCCGGAAGACCGCGGCGGCCTTCGTGGCCTTCAGCGCGACCGCGACGGGCCCGAGCTCGACCTCGCCCTTCTTCACCGCACCCGCGGTGTCGAAGTTCGGCAGCCAGGACTGCACGAGGCGCCCACCGACCGTGGACACCCCGTGGAACCCGTCGAGGCCGACCCGGTAGGCGAACAGGTCCGTCAGCCCGGTCGTCGGGTCCTCGTCGTCGCCGACGGTGCGGCTGGCGATCGGGATGACCGGGTTGTTCGTACCGGCCTTCGCACCGGGGTCGGCGAACACGATCCCGCCGTACGTCTCGCGGACGATCGGCCGCCCGCCCGGGCCGACGAGGTCGTCGACCGGGTTGCGGGTGTACATCCCGGCGCGGCGGGCAGCGGCCCGGACGCGGGCCAGCGCCTTCGCGTTGCCGAGGATGACCGTCGGGGTGCCGTCGAGCAGCGCGAGGAACTCGTCGATCGCGTCGAGGGCCTTGTGCTCGGCGCGGGTGCTCGAGTCGAAGTCCCGCCAGTCCGTGACCTCGTCGGCACGGAACTCCGTGCTGCTGCCGGTCAGGGCCTTGTCGAGACCGTCGAAGCCGTTGGCGTCGGTCGCGACGTCGCCGTTGATGACGAGGTCCGCGAACTGCGCGTTCGCGGCCTTGATCTTCTGCTGCATGTTCAGCGTGACGGCGTTCGACGCGGCCGGGCCGATCTGCGCGATGACACGGTCGACCTCGAACGACCCGCCGAGCACGGCCAGCGTGACCGTGTGCTTCGACGTGGTCACGTTCTGCGGCGTGTACTCCGCGTTCAGCGCACGGGTCGACGCGGTCGCCTGCGTGGCGAGACGCCGGTACCCGTAGTCGAGGGTCGCGCCGCCACCGGCGGGGTTGACGACGTCGTCGAAGATCAGGGAGTCAGCGACGGCGGACTCCTTGCGGAACTCGTCGATGACGGCCGGGTCGTAGTCGGTCGCCGCGTTGTTCTTGGACTCGGCCAGGGAGACGGCCATGGTTGACCTCCAGGTCAGGAGTTGCCGTAGTGCGCCTCGACGGCGCCGGCGAGGGTGGTGGGCTTCTTCGATCCCTCACCGGTCCCGCCGGTGTGGTCGACGCTGCTCGCAGCTGCCACCGGGGCGGCCTTGAGCGTGGGGTTCTCGGTCACGGCGGCCTGCGCGGCCGCGATGACCTTGGTGGTGAAGTCCTCGGCCGTGGGGTCGAGGGTCGCGACCTTCGCCAGGAAGGTGCGGGAGTCGGTGAGCGCGGCGGGGTTACCGCCGTGCTGTGCGGCGGTGCGGTACACGGCGAGCTCGACGGCGGACTGCTGCGCCTGCTTCTGTGCAGCGGTGACCTGCTCGGCGAGCTGCTCGGCCGTGGGGGTGCCCTGCCCGTCGGTGACGAGACCGAGGGCCTTGCCGAGGTCCTGCACGAGTGCGTCGCGGGCCTCCTGCGCGGCGGTGGCCTTCGCGTTGGTGCGCGACGACGCGTTCTCGCGGCGCAGGCGCGCGATCTCGGCCTTCAGCGCTGCGGGGTCGTCGGGGAGCGTCTCGCCGCCCTGCGTGCCCTCCTGTGCGCCCGTGGCGGCCGCGGCGCCGACGCTGGCGGTGCTGGTCTGCGCGGCAGCCTGCTCCGAACCGGCAGTGCCGGTCGTGCCGGACGCCTCCGCGGTACCGGTGGCCTCACCGGGCGCCTCCATGCGGGCGTCGCCGAACGTCTGCCGGTGGAAGGCGAGCAGCTGGTCGACGAAGTCGGGCGCCGCCATGTCGACGACGGTCGTGGCCGGGATGTACGCGGGGATGGTGCGGGACACGCTGACCTCCTGGGTCGGGATGGGCCCCGGCGCCGGGCCGGGCATGACGAAGGCCCCGACACCAGGGCGGTGCGGGGCCTCAGAAACGGCAATCGGGCATAGGGCGAGGACCGGCTGCGCTGCCAATCCTGGCTGCGGGACCGGCCCTCACAGCCAGAATACGGAACCAGCACGCGGGACACCGACCGCATCCGCGGTGGCGCGGCGGCCGAGGTTGACCTGCTCGCGGTACCGCTTGCGGTTCAGCCCGGTGGCGTCGACGTGCTCGCGGATGCGCCGCTGCAGGTCCCGCACGGCGGTGTTCGCGCGCCGCCGCCCGTCCGGGGTGACCGCCGCCGCGGCGTCGATCTTCGCCTTGCGGACCTCACGCTCCAGGTACCGCAGATGCTCACGCTGCTGCTCGAGCTCCGGGTCGTACGTCGTCGCGTCCACCACGACCGGCAGACCAGGCACGAACGCAACGGTCGTGCACCGGCAGTTCGGGTGCTGCCACCCCTGGTCGCGTGCCTGCTCGAGCGTCCCCGCGACCACCACCGTGACGGTGCCCGACCCGACCGCTGACGGGACAACCACCCGACCGGTCGAGCCCGCGCCGATCCGCACGACCTTGCCCGCCCACTGCGCGCACGACTGACACCCGTCCGACCCGACGACCACGCTGACGAGGTCGGTCCCGTTGTCGACGAGCGTCTGCTCGTGCTGTGCGTTCCACGCCCTGCGTGCGGCCGTGCGCGTCGCCATCTCCACGTACGTCGCCGAGTTCCAGCGACGCCCGGCCTTGTCGATGAACGCCGGCGCGCCACGGCGGATGAGGTCCTGCCAGGCGGCGGCCTGCGCGGTGCGGGTCGTCTGCCCGAGCCCGAGCAGCAGCCGCGACGTCGGCCCGGCGATGACCTGCCGGTACACGTCGTCCGGCCACCGCAGGATCCGCCGCGTCACGTCGTCGAACGCGGACGTCAGGTCCAAGGTGAGGGCCTGTGCTGCGAACGCACCTCGTGCGACCGAGGTCGTGCGCACGAGGGCGGGGACGTCGCCGAGGGCCGCGAGCTCGTCGAGTGCGGCGGCGACACCGCCCGCTGTGGCTGCCTCAAGGATCGCGGCGACCTGCTCGGATGTGGCGGCGCGCAGGGCTGCGGCGACCTGCTGGGCCGCGGCGCGCAGCTCGCTGATCCGCAAGAGCGTGTCCGCGGTGTCCGCACCCGTCTCAAGGCCGGCGGCGACCTGCACGGAGATCGCCCGCTGCAGTGACGCTTCCGCATCGGCGAACATCCCCGCGAGGTCGGCGATCGCCTTGTCGAGCGCGTCACGGTCGTCAGGCCACCAGACGGCCACGGGTCTACTCCGTGATCGCGAAGGGGTCGCCCACAGGCACGCCACGCTCGCGCAGGATCGCCACAGCCTCAGCGTCGACGCGGACGGCGTCCCAGTCAGGGTGCACGAGAGCCACGAGCGTGCGTGTGGACGCAGCTTCGGCGGCGCGCAATGCCGCGGCCGTCTGCGCCGCCTGCAGCGGCGTCTCCCAGATCCCGTCGGGGAACGACACCGTGAGGCCGGTCCCCTCGTGACGCTGGTGGAACACGTCGGCGTTGACGCTCAGGAGCTTGCCGACGAGCTCCTGCAGTGCGGGCCGCCACAGACGCAGCTTGCGACCCCGGGTCTTCAGGGAGCGGGACTCACGGGCCATGACCTCGGTCGCGGTCGTCTGCGACGTCTCACCCTGCTCGCCGAACGTCTGCACGGAGTACCCCGCGGACTGCACGATCCGGTCGGACCACTCCTGCGCGGACGCCCGGTGCTCCTCGAACCGGATCGCGAACTGCACGGGGGTGATCGGCGCGTCACCTTCTTCGGCGGCCGCGAGCTTCAGCGGTGCGAAGACCTCACGGTCGAGGTCCATGCTCGCCCCGGCGCCGGGCCCGTTGTCGTCGAGCATGTACCGGGCCACGACGAGCCGCGCCTTCGCGAGCCGGATGTCACGCATCCACGCGGCGTGGATCTCGTCGAGGTCATCGAGGAGCGACTCGATGCCGTCGATGTCTGCGGCGCCGAGCCCGCCAGCGGGAGCGACGCCGCGCCACGCCTTCGCGGTCGCAGGGTCGGTGTTCGGGATGTACACCACGGACAGGCCCGGGGTGCGCCCGGCGGCGACGTACCCGTCAGCGGCGACAGCGTCCGCGAGGGGCGCGGTCGCGGCCTTGTCGGTCAGGGGTACGGGGCGCCCGAGCCGGTCGGGGCTGCCCTGGTACAGGCCGTGCTGGATGACACCGATGCCGGTGGGGAGCAGCTCGTGGCGCTCGAGGTGCCGCCACACGGTGGACCCGTCCCGGTCGACGACGTGCCAGAACGTGACCGCCCGCAACCGCCCCCAGGTGAACTCGGGGACGGCCTCGTCGGCGGGGACGACGGTGACGAACGCGTGGTCGGCGACGGCGGGGTCCCAGGTGACCCGCAGGTACACGCCGCCGAGCGCGGCGGCGGCTTCAGCGCCACCCGTGAGCGTCGCGAACAGCGGGTCGGCGAGGGTGTCGTCGAGGTACCCCTGGGTGGTCGTGTCCTCGACGTGGATCGTCGGCGGCTCGGAGAACAGCAGGTCCGCGCTGGTGCGGGCGATGTCCGCGGCGAGGGGCACGTGCGTGAAGTCCTGCCGCTGCCCGCTGTTCTGGGGGCGGCCCCACCAGAACCGGGCGGCCGCACCGACGACCCCGCCGCGCAGCTGTGACGGTCGGGTCACGGGCCCGCGGGTGGGTCCGCCGGTGCGGTAGACGGCGGTGAGCTGGTCGGGGTTGCCGGTCCACCAGGCGGACCACGCGGTGAGCGTCGGGGTGATCTGCTCGAGGTGCTTGGGGGGCCACGCGGTGTCGGTGGTGGGCAGCGGCATCGGGCGGCACCTCCTCGTGTCGGTGGTCGATGGGAAGGTGCGAGCACCAACGAGGAAGGGGGTCCAACGTGGACACCAGTGATGCACGGGCGCGCGTGGAGCGTGTGGTCAAGCTGCAGGAGCAGATCGAGGCGGCGACGCTCGTCTGGAAGCCTGCGCCGGTGACGGCTGGCCTGATCGACAGCGCGGCTGGCGGGGAGGTCGCACTGGCGACCGTTCCGCTCGAACGTGTCGTCGGAGACGGCGAGACGACGACCGCGCGTGTCGCGGTCGTGACCGAGTCATTCGTCGTCCTCGCGTCCTTCACCGACGCGTGGCCGGCCGAGACCTGGGGTGATCCGGTCACCGATGGGCCGGTCGTGCTCCAGGTGTTGCGACGGTCGAGCATCATCGATCTTCGGGTCGAACTCGACGGAGTGACCCGGTCCGGGGACCGGTCGGACGTCCCGCTCGGCCGAGTGCCGAAGGCCGCCCGCGTCACCGCCCGGTTCCGCGACACGGACCAGGTCCTCACCTTCACCGGGACCCTGCCGCCGTTCGACGTGCAGGCGGTGTACGCCGAGCTGCTGGCGGGCCTGCGAGCGTCCTAGTCGGTGTCGTCACCCGGTGCCGTGTCGGCCGCCGGCGCGAGGGGAATCAGGTCCCGCCAGTCCAGGCGGGTCGTGTAGACCGCGTACCGCAGTGCGTCGACCTCGTCGTCGTCGGCCTTCACCGGTTCGTCCTGCCCCCGCGCGGTCGCCTTGTCGGACCACACGTACCCGCCGATCCGGTCGATGAGGTGTGTGCACGTGTCGGCGACGACGAGCCGGTCGGTCGCCAGGAGCGCGGAGATCGTGCGAATGCCGGGCAGGACGGCCTTGTGGGCGTTGCGGACTCCGCGCACACCGTCGTGCTGCAGCTGGTTGCGGAACGACGCGGCGGCGGAGTCGACAGCGACCCACTCGGGTGTGCGCCACGCGTCGACGGGCTGGCGTGCGAGCCAGGTCCGGAACCGGGCGGACTGCTCACCCTGGGTCGCGGCGCCGGGCGCCCACTCGGCGAGCACGTACAGCCGGTGCTCACTGGTGTGCCCGTCGCGCAGGTCGGGACCGAGCCCGAGGAGGTACCCGCGGGTGTGGTGGGTGTCGCCGTAGTCGACACCCACGGCCAGGACCCGGTCCATGGTCGGGAACGCGGCGGCGGGTGCGACGTGGCGGGCCGGGTCCCAGGTCTCGTAGATCGCGCCGGCGGCTTGGACCCACTCGCCGAGGATGAACCGCCGGTACCAGAGGCCGACGTACTCGCGGCACACCTGCGCGACGTAGGCCGGGTCGAGGTGCGTGTTGTCCGTGAGTCGGAACCGGAACACCTGGTAGCCGAGCGCGTCGGCACGGTCGACGACCTGCTTCTTCAGCCAGTGCGCGGGCCCGTCGGGGTTGGTGGTGGCGAACAGGCGCGCGCCGGGGACGGACATGCGCCCGAGGAGCTGCGTCCAGAACGCTTCGGAGACGAGGGTGGCTTCGTCGACGTACGCCCCGGCGACGGTCAGGCCGCGCAGGACCATCTCGGCGCGGGCGTCGGACGCGCCAAGTACGTGCACGGTGCGGCCGAGGATCTGCGCGGTGGGGGCGCCCGCGGTGTAGGTGACGTGCCGGGCGAGCGCACCGAACAGGCTGACGTCTTGCAGGGGTCCGAAGACGTTGCGGGCGATGGACTCGCGGGTTCGGCCGACGACGACGAGCGCACCACCGTGGGGGGCGTGCGCGACGAAGATCAGCCACGCGAGGAGGGACGCGATGGTCTTCCCGGACCGGATGCTGCCGGTCCAGAGGTTGACGCGTGCGGTCGCGCGGGCGATGGACCAGACCTGCCGCGGGGACAGGCCGGCGAGCACCGCGGCGATGACGGCCGCGGACGCGACGACGACGGTCATGCGACCCACTCCCAGCGGACGCGCTCGACGCCGCCGGTCGCCCTCGGACTGCGCGGCCGGCTGACAGAGTGGGTAGACCAGTCGCCTCGCGCGCGCAGCTCAGCAACGCGACGAGCGCCCGCAGCGCGCAAACTCGCACCGGACTCGTCGGCCCTGGTGTAGGTGACCATCCGTCGGTAGCCGAGCGCTCGCGCAGCCCGCCACGCGGCGCCGTACAGCATCGAGTTAGCGTTGGGGCAGCCGTCAGTGCACGTGCGGTTGACCTCGACGGTCAGTCCGTCGTCGAGCGCGCGGGCGACAGGCCGGCCTACCGTGGCGACGCCGCGGAGCGCGCCGTCGTCGTCGAGGACGCTCAGCGAGAACCGATGCCCGACGGGCGGCGCGTTGTGCCGATGGTGCGCTCGTACGTACTCGCGCGCGGCGGCGAGCGTGATGGGCGCGACGCGGAGGCGGCCGCTCACGCCGGCTCCTGGTCGCCGAGCTTGTCGGCGGCGGCGGCGATCGCCGCGGCGATCCCGTCGAGCATGCCGACGGCCTCGGCGACTCCCTGGTCGGCGTCCATCCGCTCGAGGCGTTCGATCGCACCGACGAGGGTGTTCACGGTCTGCGCGAGCTTCAGCTTGTCGGCGTGGGGCGGCTCCGCGAGGGTCCGTTCCTCGTAGGTGTTGTCCTTGCCGCCGAAGTTGAACACGACGGTCGGCGCCCACAGCTGGGTGCGGACACGCTCAGCGTCGGCGAGCAGGTCCGAGCGCAGGGTCGCGCGGCGTGCGCGGGCGTCGGTGACACGGGCGTGGGTGGCGGCGGCGGTGCGGGTGCGGTCTGCGGCGGACAGGCCGAGGTGTGCGAGGCGGCGGGCGACGGCGGTCTTGGACCGGTTGAGGTCGAGGGCCATGGCGCGCACGGACGTCTCGGCGGTGTGGAGCTCGCGGAGGCGGTCGTCGTCGTCGGCGGTCCAGGTGGAGCGGTTGGACACGGCGCTCACCTGCCTTGGGCCGGGCGGCACCCGCGCCTGGCGTGGTGTCGCGTGGGCATGCGAAGAGCCCACGGCGCAGGGGGTACGCGGTGGGCTCTTCGACAGTTGTGGTGATCCTGACGGAATGGTGCGTGACAGGTGTGTGAGCCGTCAAGCCGTGAGCGTGGGGCGCACTGGCACGGCACGCTCGGCGACGAGGTCGAGGACGTCCCCGACCCGGTACAAGGGCCGCCCACGCCGGTCCGCACGCGGCCGGCCCTGCTCGTCGACGGCGACGGCGAGGACCCGTCGACGCTTCCACTGGCGGATCCGGTCAGCGGTGACCGGGACACCGAGCCCGTCGATCGCGCGGGCGAGGTCAACGGCAGGCAGGACGTGGTCCTCGAGCTGCTCGAGGAGGGTCTGCTGCCGGACGGACACGTCCCAGGTGGTGCCGCAGCGTGGGCACTCGACGGTGGCGCACCCGTCGTGGGCATAGAGCTGCTCGGTGCACGTCGTGGGGACCAGCGACGGGACGGGTGCGCCGGTGTCGTCGACGGCGCCGAGCCGCATGGGTGTCTCGATGAGCGCACCGCAGGTCCCGACGAACACACGGTCGGCGGGCCGGTCGATCGCGGTGCGCGCGTGACGGAGTGCGGCGCTGAGCTCGTCGATGGCCTGCGGGCCGGTGGGGTGGCGGGCGAGCCACCTGGTGGCGTCGCGCAGGTACTCGCCGATGCCAGCCCAGGTGGTGGGCAGGGTGTGGCCGCGCACGGCGGTGATCCAGTCGGCCCACGCGACGAGCGTGTTGCGGGTGACGAAGATCGCGTCGGCGGCGCCGAGGTGCACGACGAGCGGGGTGGTGGCGGCGGTGAGCGGGGCGGGGTGCGGGTCGTCGTCGATGTCGGGGGTGGCGGGGCCGGTGCTGGCGTAGCGGGTGGTGAAGACGGCTTGGCGGGTGAGGGTGGTGTCGAGGTCGCCGAACAGGCCGGGCAGGTCGGTGAGCAGGCCGCGTAGGCGCCCGGTGCAGCTGCGGCAGGCGTACTGGTCGGGGTCGAGGGTGGGTGCGCCGTCGCGGTGGGTGAGGGGGCAGACGTGCGGGTCGGCCATGGGGTCTCCGTGCCTTGTTGCGGGTTGGACAAGCGTTCAGGGTTGTCAGATCGGGCGCCAGCGGACGGGCGGGTCGGGCAATGGTTGGTGGTCGATCGCGCACAGTCGTGGGCCGAGCTCGCGGAGGCGGTCGTCGACGAGGGCGGCGTGCATGGTGCAGAACGTGTGCCACGGGTGTGCGGTGGTGCAGCGGGCTTGGCCGGCGCGGGTGGCGGGTGCGGTGCAGCGCGGCGACTCGCACGGCACTTCGGCGGTGAGGTCGACGTCGACGGTGGTCGTGTGGGTGGTCGCTGGGAGGCTGCGCGCACGCGCGTCGGCGCTGGGCTGGCGGCGGGACGAGAGGAGCACGGTGATGGTGAAAGCACTCGGGAGAGCTGCGTGGCGGCTCGTGATCGGGCTGGTCGCGGCGGCGGCCGTGGCGGTCGTGGCGTGGGCGACGTTGCTGCAGGTGGAGGGGACGCTGGTCGACCGGATCGGGGGGCTGTGATGGTGAAGGCGTTCCTGCATGTGAACGGTGTCGACTACGAGCTCGCGACACCGCTCGCGGAGCCGCAGGTGCAGCAGCTCGTTGAGCGCATCGCGTCGGCGGCTGACCCGGTGCAGCGGGTGACGGTCAAGCAGGGGCGCGTCGACGTGACGCTCGTCATCAAGACAGCGCTGGTGTGGAGCGTGTCGGGGTGGGTCAAGACGCCGGGCCAGGCCGTCGTCGTCTGAGCGTGAGGCCCGGCGGACACGCGTGTGGGACGTGTCCGTCGGGCTCACTCCGCACCTCGATTCCCAGCGCGGGCACGCATCTCGTCCAGGGTGCTCATCGGTCGCATGCTCCTTCGGGGTGGGTCAGCCAGCACACCTCGCACACGGGGTGCCGCATGGTCAGGTCGGTGTCCCCCAGGGCGGTGCGGAGATCGCGGACGAACCTCCACCCGTCCTCCCCGAACGTTCCCCACTCGTCGTCGTAGTAGCGGTCCAGCAGCGCGAACCGGCGGCGCCTTACGCGCGCTAGGCGCCTCCACCTGCTCTGCGCTGACCGTCTGCGCGGTACCACCACGGGAGGCGAGGGCATCATCAACGATGTCCAGTGCGTCGCCGATGGCTGCGGCGATAGCCTCTGCCAACGCCCACCGGTCGACTTCCCCGTGCACGGGTGCCGCTCCACCCCCGCGTCCGGCAGACGGGCCGTCGCTGATGACGGACTGGCCGGGGCAGTCGCACAGCTGCGCCGCGGCACCCGAACGCGCGCGGGACAGTCCCGGAACGTCCCCCGTCCCGTCCGTCGTCGTGCCGTTCGGGTTGCTGTGGTGGTTGTGGGTCATCGGTCTTCCTCTCGGTCGTTGGCGTGTTGGTTCTGCCAGTCGTGGAGTGCGGTGGTGTGGTCGTCGGGCTCGTCGTCGGGTTCGTTGTCGGTGAGGTGGGCGGCGAGGGCGAGGGTGGTGTGGGCGTATTGGCTGGTGAGGCTCACGGCTTCTCCTGGAGTGGGTCGCCGTATCCGACGGCGCGTAGCTGGGCGAGCGAGGACTCGAGCGACATGCGCACGACGGCGTGGTCGGTGATCGCGTCGCGCAGGTCGTCGGGGTAGCCGCGTAGGTCGGCGATCCACCCGTGGCGCCAGTACGCGTGCCAGCGCTGGGCGTTGGGTGCGCCGACGCCGCGGCGCTGCACGACGAGGAACGCGATGGCGGCGCCGGCGTGCATCCGTTCGCGCGCGGTCTCGGCGAGCCAGCGCTCTACGTCGCCGTCGCTGTGGGACCGAGCTGCCTCGCCGCCCTTGACCTCGAGGATGACGCCGGGGCAGAGGCCGATGTCGCCGCGGTCGTGGTTTCCGGTGAGGGTGAGCCGGTCGGCGTTGGGGAAGCCGAGGCGGCGTGCGGCGCGGACGACGGCGGTTTCGGCGGCGGTGCCGATCTGCTTGGGGCGGTTGACCATGGTGCTCCTCAGAACGGTGGCGGGGCGTCGTGGTCGACGGTGTGCCGGTGGGGGGTGGGTAGGGGTGCGTGGGTGAGGGGTGGGCGGTCGCAGTTGTGGGCGGTGAGGACGATGACGGTGGGGCTGGCGGGTGGCAGGGGTATGTGGGGTGGGTAGGTGGGGGTGCGGGGTGTGAGCTCGTAGGTGTCGGGGGTGGTGCCCCAGAGCCGGTAGGTGGGGCGGGCGAGGAGGACGGCGGCGGTTTCGAGTTGGGGGGTGAGGGGGTGGGGGTCGGTGATGGCGAGGCCGGCGGCGAGGGGTGCGTCGTAGCCGGCGAGGACAAGTCGGCGGCAGGTGCGGCACCAGCGGGGGCGTGCTCGGGTGCCGGTGAGGGTGGGGTCGTTGCCGGTGCGGGTGGCGTGGGCTTGGAGCCAGTGCGGTGTGGTCATAGCTGCGGGAGGGTGCGGATGATCGCCTCGGCGACTGCGAGGCGCATGGCGGTCCGGTGCTCGGGGCTGTTCCCGTGGCGGATGGAGACGAGCGCGTAGGAGTGGAGCTCGTTGAGGAAGTCCTCGGGCGTCTGTGCCTCGTTGATGCGGGTCTCCCAGTAGGGGTCCCTGACAGTTAGTGAGACGAGGCCTTTGAGCTGCTGATGTACGCCCGCGTAAGGCGGGTCAACTGGAGAGGACCTGTCATGTGTCATGGGTGCTGTTCTGTGCGGACCTCGAATGTTCGTGTCATATGTGTCATGACCTGCGGTGTTGCGTTCCGGATCGGTCACGGTGGGGGTGGTCTGGGGCGATGACGGATGTGTCATGGGGTGGGTCACCAGCCTTCGTCCTGACGCCATGCGGGTTCGTCTGATGACGGGTCGGTGGGGTCCGATGACGGGTTGTCGAGGAGGCGGATTCCGTCGTAGTAGCGGGCGTGCATGTCGCGGTTGGACTGGACGCCGAAGCGGGTGCGCAGCTGCTGGGTGAAGGCCTTGGGGGTAGCGGGTTCTTCGCCTTCGGTGCGGCACCAGCGTTCGTAGGCGGTGCGCAGGGCGGCGACCTTGACGTGCATGTGCTGGGCGTTGGGGTCGCCGGTCTCGCATTCGTCGGTGACGAACCGGCCGACGGTGTCGGTGTCGGTGGCGTAGGCGTCGGTGGCGGCGCGCACGGACTCGGGTTCGGACAGGCCGTGGGTGAAGTAGTCGGCGGCGCCGCGTACGAGCCAGGCGAGGATCGCGGGGCCTTCGTGGTCGACGAGCTGGTCCTCGAGGTCGGGGACGCGCTTGTCGGCGGGGACGGTGTGCTCGAACGGTAGGAGGCGCAGGCGTCGCCAGAATGCGGGGCCGCCGGCGCGGACGGCGGGCTGGTGGTTGGCCAGGAGCCACAGGGTGTGGGTGGGGGTGAAGGAGAACCAGTCCTGGCGCATGAATCGGCCGGAGATGACGTCGCGGCCGGTGAGCTGCTTGATGCGGGCTTCGGCGAAGCGTTGCCCGTCTTCGAGCTCGGAGGTGACGACGAGGCGGGCGCCGGCGAGGCGTGCGAGCTCGGTGGGGTGTCCTTGCTGGTGGGTGGCGAGGAGCATCTCGGCGGGTGCGGAGATGGAGTACCCGTCGTCGCCGACGCCGACGATGCGTTGGATGACGCCGAGGAGGGTGGTCTTGCCGTTGGCGCCGGGCCCGTGCGCGAAGGGAAGGAGCTGTTCGAGGACTTGGCCGACGAGGGAGACGCCGAGGAGCCGCTGGATGTAGGTGGTCAGGGCGGGGTCGCCGGCGAAGGTGTCGGCGAGGAACCGCAGCCACCGGGTGGGGGTGGTGTTGAAGTCGGGGGCGACGTTCGTGGAGCGGGTGTGCAGGGCGGTGGGGTTGGGGCGGGACAGTGTCCCGGTGCGCAGGTCGATGACGCCGGTGGGGGTGTTGAGCTCGTAGGGGTGGGCGTCGAGGTGTGCGAGGTGGGTGACGGTGCGTGGGTCGGTGCGGGCGATCGCGACCATGGCGTCGAGGCCGCGGCGGGAGAGGGACTTGTTGCGGTGGTTGCGGGATTCGCGGTCGTGGTTGGGCAGGTTGCGGGCGATGGTGCGGGCGTGTTCGTGGACGCGGCCTGCTTCGTCCCAGGTCCAGCGGTGCCCATTCCAGGTGAGCCAGGTGCCGCGCTGTGGGACGTAGCGGATGGTGTCGTGGTGTGCGTCGATGAGGCGTAGTGCGTTGCCGTCGTCGGTCTCGGTGTAGGTGGCTGGCTCAGCGGTTGAGGCGGCGCTCGGTGAGCTCGTCCCAGTCGATGTCGCAGGTGCAGCTGACGACGTGGCCGGTGCAGTGCCAGCAGCCAGTGCAGGTGCAGGGTTCGTCGGGTCCGTGGGGGCAGGCGTGGTCGAGGTCCATGGGGTGTCTTCGTTCTGGGTCGGGGGGATGAGGCCGTCGAGGTCGTCGACCTGGACGTGCTCGGCGGGGCGGCGTTGTTCGGCGCGCTGTCCGTATCCGTCGGCGTAGAGCTGCTTGGCGGCGGCGTTGTGGTCGCCTCCGTGCTCGAGGAGGGCGTAGGCGCCGAGCTTGGTGTAGGGGATCTCGGCTTGGAAGTCGGTGGAGGTGGTGAAGACGAACAGGCGGTCGCGGTCGTCGGCGTGTCCGGTGGTGGCGGAGAAGCCGGAGCCGAGTGGCTTGCCGGGGCGCAGCCAGTAGCGGGTGCGGCCGCGGGTGGTGACGTGGGTCCACCCGTGGGGGGTGAGGATGTCGGCCCAGTCGGTGCGGGTCTCGTAGTCGTCGCCGGGGGTGATGCCGTCGCCGGGCTGGCGCGGGGAAGCGGTTGCGGCGCGCGCGGGTGTGGCGGGTGGTTCGGGTTGGTGGTCGAGGGTGCGCAGGACGGCGTGGAAGGCGTTGCGCTGGTCGAGGGTGATGGTGGGTGCGGTGGCGGGGCCGCCGAGCAGGCGCACCCAGGGGCGGCCGGTGGGGTGGTGGTGGGAGGGGGCGACGACGACTTGGCCGCCTTCGCCGCGGGTTTCGGCGAGGACCTGCACGACGTCGCGTGCGGTGGCGGCGTTGATCTTCGCCAGGCGGCGGGTGCGCTGTTCGGGGTCGGTCAGGGTGTCGGCGTTCGCACGCTCGAGGGTCTTCCATGCGGCGAGCTCGTCGGGGGTGGAGGGTCGGCGTGCGAGCTTGGTGTTGCCGGGGACGGGTCCGTCGGTGATCCGGTAGTGGAAGTGCAGGCCGCCGGAGGGGGATTGTTCGACCCATCCGGTGGTGATCAGGTCCCAGAGGTTGCCGAGGCCGGTGTCGTGGGCGAGGGCCTTGAGGTCGGGCAGGTGGACGACGGCGCGTCCTTCGAGCTCGGTGAGCTCGGCGTTGCCGGAGACGGCGCCTTGGACGACGCCGAGGTCCCAGGCGCCGTCGTGTGCCGACCGGCCGCCGGGGGAAAACCAGGTGGTGACGGTCTCGATGCTGGCGCGCTCGGTCGTGTACTGCTTCCAGGAGGGCAGGGCGGGTGCCTTGGTGCCGTCGTTGCGGATGGGGATGACGGAGTACCCACGGCCGAGCAGGTCGAGGGCGGTGGTGAGGATCGGGTTGCTGCTCACGCGTGCGCGGCCTCCTGCTCGCGGATGTACGCGTCGGCGTGGGTGCGGTTGCGGAAGACCTTGCAGGCGCAGTCGCGGGTGGCGTGGGGGCTGGCGGGGCAGCCGGGTGCGACGGCGATGACGGGGTGGCTGATGGTGCCGGAGCCGCCGCGGATGGTCTTGACCCGCCAGGCGTGCTCTGGGGGGAGGTGGGTGGTGGCCATGCGGTGCGGCTCCTGACGTTGTCGTGGGTGGTGCTGGTGTGCGGTCCCCGCGGCCTGACTCGAACAGGCGGCCCTTCCCTACCGGTGGGGCGCGGGGTGCCGCCGGTCCTCCCGCAGGGGGTCGGGAGGATCGGCGGCGGTCTCAGGCGGCCAGGAGGACCTGGACGACGGAGATGTCGAGCCCGAGCTGTGGGGCGATCTGCTCGGCGGTCAGGCCGAGGGCGGCGAGGGACTTCGCCTGGGCGGCCGGGGTGGTGGCGGCCGGTGCCGCAGCGGGTGCGGCGGCGGGGGTTGGCGTCGGTGCGGGTGCGGACACCGGCTGGGCGGCCGGTGCGGACACGGGTGCGGCGGTGGGGGTGGGCTGCCCTCCGACCTCCTGGCCCATGAGCGTGGAGTTCCCGGCGGGCACGTAGGTGATCTGCCAGAACTTGCGGGACCGCTTGTCGTCGGGGTCCTCGCGGTGCGTGAACGTGACGGTGAGGGTGGCGCCGACCTCGAGGCCGGGAGCACCCGCGGCGCGGATCGCGTCACGGACGTCGGCCTTGAGGTAGCGGCCCTCGATGTAGAAGCGGCGGGTGCCGTCGTCGTCGGTGATGGACGGGTCGCGCAGGTCCGTGGCGAGGTCGACGTACACGGCCATGATCGGGTCGCCGGACGGGTAGAACTTCGGGTCACCGGGACGGCCGGGGTTGTTCCTGTCGTACTCGCGCTCCTGGTAGGCCTGCGGGGGTGCGATGACTCGTCCGGTGATCGTGTCGCCGGGGTTGGCGAACTTCGCGGTCGGGGCACCGCCTGCGCCCATGAGGATGTCGTTGGCGTTGGGCGTCTGCGTCATGGTGTGCGTCTCCTTCGTGAGTGCCGCGTCAGGCGGCGGGGGTGGGAATGAGGCCGTCGAGCTCGTGGCCAGGGGTGTGCCCGGGGGCGGCGGTGCCCGCGGGACGGTCGGGGAACCGCGCGCAGTCGAAGCAGTGCGGGTCGCGCGGCAGTGCGGTGATCCACGCGTCGCGCGCCTGCGTCGAGATGGACTCGAGGGCGGTGAGGTTGGTGTGGATGCGGTTGGCGCGGTCGAGTGCGTCGAGGGCGATGTGCTCGTCGTACGGCTCGTGCCACAGGAGCCCGCCGTCGAACCCGCGCATGTCGTTGCGGGGCAGGTACCAGATCGCGACGGTGGTCACGTGGTGCCCGGCGGCGACCCACCCGCGCCCGTACAGGTGCGCCTGGGCGCGGTAGGTCGGGGAGGGTCCGTTGCGGCGGGCGGCGCGCAGGGTGGACTCGCCGACGATCTTCCAGTCGAAGGTGGCGCCAGCGGCGGTGTCGAACAGGTCGGTGGAGCCGGTGATGTCGACGCCGCCGATGGTGCCGACGGTGACGCGCTGCTCAGTGAGCCACCGGGTGCCGGTGGTGTGGGGTGCGTTGCGGTGCGCCTCGTGGGAGGTGATCTGCTCCTCGAACGCGGCGTGCACTGCAGTCCCGACGAACGGCAGCCATGCGACGCCGCGCTCGCCGGTGGGCCATCCGGCGAGCTTGGCGGCGAGGCAGTGGTCGCAGGGGGTGCCGAGCTCGGACGGGCCGATGCGCTTCTGCAGGGACCGCGGCTGGTTGGTGATCGCGGACTCGACGATGCCGCGCACGTGCTGGGCGGCGGTCTCGATGTCGACGCCGGCGTAGGGCATGCGTGCTGGGGGGAGGGTGGTGTAGTCCCAGCCGGTGGGTGCGTGGTCGAGGACTGTCAGGTCGACGGGGGTGTCGTTGTTGGTCATGACACTCCCTGTGCGGGCGCCCCGGTCGAATGGTGGTTCGACCGGGGGCAGGGGCGCTCCAGGGGGGTCCAGTTCATGCTTCGCCGCCGAGGTCGGTGAGCGTGAACGGGATCGGCTTGTTCAGGTCGTCGAGCCTCGTCGACAGCCCCTCGCCGTCCATGAGGGCGTGCGCGAGCCGGTGCAGTGCGAAGCCGACTGCCTGCGCGGCGAGCTCGGGCGTCAGGTTCGCGCCGAGGTTGGTGCGCACGTCGAACTCGAACGTGCTCTGCGCGAGCGGCGCCTCCTTGAGGTGCACCTGAATGACGGCGTCGGCGTCGGTCAGGGCCGGGAACTCGCTGACGGCCTGCGCGCGGAACGTGACGATCGTGGAGGTCTGCATGGTCAGCGGACCTCCACGACGGGCGTGCCCGTGTCGTAGACCGCGGCGGCGTCGAGGACGGCCGGTGCGACCTGGTCCTTGATCGCCGTCGTGTCGGGCTTCGTCTCGGTGCGGTACAGGCCGGGCCACGTGTCCGCGGGGAACGCCGCCTCGAAGCGGGCGACGTTCAGGCGGCGGGCACCGTTCTTCACGGTCACCCGCGTCGACCCGAGCGTGGTGGTCTTGCCCGCGGGCAGGCGACGACGCAGCTCGGCCTCGATCTGCTTGACCCGGTCGGTCTCGGCGGTGATGGTCTCCTTGCGCTTGGTCAGCTCGAGGGCGAGCTGGTCGAGCTCGAGCAGGTCGTCGTCGGTCAGGTCGATGTCGTCGGTGTGGTCGGTCACGGTCGGAACCTCTTCTCTGTGGTGTGGTCAGGCGGTGTGGGAGTACTGGTTGCGGTGCCGGGCGTGGTTGCGGACGGCGAGGTCCGCGCTCTCGGGGGCCTTGAGCGCAGCGACCAGGTCGGTGCGGCCGGCGCGTTGCAGGACGCGCTCCAGGACGTCGCGGGACCGGTAGCCGAGACGGTCGGCGGCGCCGGTGAGGGTCTCGCCCCAGCGGGCCATCCACTCGCAGTCCTCGACGACCTGCTCCAGGCGGGACTGCGCCCCAGGGGCAGGCGTCCGAGGGCGACCGGCGTGCAGCCGCGTGCTCACGACGTCACCCCCCCCCTGACGGGACTGGGCGGGTCGCCCAGGAGCGCGGCCTCCCAGCACTGCCCGCACCCCTGACCGCCGTACCGGTGCCGGTCGAGGTGCGTGCACGCGGCACGGACGGTCGCGGCGAGGCGGTGCGTGGGCCCGAACCAGGCGGGTCGCCGGGGTGCACCGGTGTGCGCGGACCCGGCCCCGTGCTGGCGGACGTCGCGGGCGAGTCGCGTGGCCTCGGCGAGGGTGATCTGTCCGCCGGTCACCATGTCCTGCACCTCGTCGGGCAGGTCGATCAGCAGGAGCCGCTGCTGCACCGTCGAGGTGCTGTACCCGGTGCGGCGTGCGATCTCCGCGACGGTCACCCGCCGGGCCCGCAGCCGGGCGAACGCCCGCGCCTGGTCGAGGGGCTCGAGCTGCTTGTGCATCGCCGCGGCGAGCATCGTCGACAGCTGCCCGTCGACGTCGCCGTGCTTGGACGCCAGGCAGGGCAGCGCCTGCGCACCGGCCTGCTTGGCGGCGGCGTACCGGCGGTGCCCGTCGAGGATGAGCCACCCGTCACGGTGCTGGGTGACGACGAGGGGCTGCAGGAGCCCCACCTCACGGATCGACGCCGCGAGCTCGGTCAGGTCCCCGAGATCGCCGCGGATGTTCGCGGGGTTCGGGTGGATCCGCTCGAGCGGGATCATCGGCAGGCTCACGGTCGCACCTGCCCTCGGCGCAGCTGGGCGCGCTCGTGCTCGTCGAGGCCGCCCCAGATCCCGTACGACTGCCGGGTGGTCATCGCGAACGTGAGGCAGTGGTCGCGCACGTCGCACCCCCGGCAGACCGTCTTCGCCGCGGCTATGCGGGCGGTCCGCTGCTGCCCGGGCCGCTCGTCGGGGACGTCGAAGAACAGCTCGGCGTCGACGTCGGGGGCGGTGCACGCGGCAGCGTCCTGCCACCGGTCGATGTCGCGGCCGACGATCGGACCGGTCTGGCGGGTCAGGGTGCGCGAGCGCAGGTCAGCCACGGGGGACCACCTCGATGAGACCCTGGCGGTGCTGCTCGCGGTGGTACTTCACGTCGGGCTCGATCTCGGACTTCGTCGTCGACCGGGAGGACTTCGACCAGGTGCAGTGCTGGCACTCGGCCAGGTGACGACCGGACGGGAGCGTGCGCACCGGCACCCGGGGGCTCGAGATGACCGGGTGGAACAGCGGCTCGTCGGTCTCGCCGGGCAGAGGCAGGACGATGACGGTGGTGTTCGGGTTGATGTAGAGCTGCTGCTGGAAGTTCGACCCGCTGAACATCCGCAGCTCGTCGTCCGTCAGAGGCTCCAGGTCCAGGACCGCGGCCAGTCCCGGCCTGTGAAGCGCGGTGCGGACACGTCCCCGCAGCGGGGAAACGAAGGGCCGCTGCCCGGCGGGGCGGTACTCGATCGGGGTCCCGACGCGCAGCTCGCGCACCAGGACCGTTCTCAGGAGGTCCGTGATCGTGAAGGTGAACTCGCCGTACCGGCCGAAGCCGATGACACCGCGCCCCGTCGAGATGTCCAGGTCGACCGCGTAGTCCGCGCTCATCAGGAACCGCCCGGCGTACGCGTGGACGGCCTGCGCGAGCCGGTCGGCGGCCGCCGGGGCATCGGTGTTCAGGTCGACGTACAGGGGCGGCACCTCGTGGGTGCGACCGATGCGGGTGAACGTGACGGTGATCGTGCTCATCGGGCACCTCCCGGGCGGATGTCCTTCGACCGGACCGCGATCGCATCCGCGGTGACCCGCACGACGGCGGGCAGCCCCCGCACCGGCATCTCCGCCAGCAGCTCGACGACCTCGTGGGCCATCGCGTCCATCGGCCGGACCCACCAGGTCCCGGTCTCCGGCCCGGCCGACCACACCGACCAGGTGCCGCCCAGCCGCCACAGCCGCACGGTCGTCCCGGCGACGGGCTTCGACCCCCGCGGCAGGTCGTACTGGTGCCGCTCGTCCGGGTCCAGGCGGCGCAGCAGGTCACCGTCCGCGACGCGACGCAGGCGGGCGCTCATCGCAGCCCCCCGGCGATCGCGACCGTCGCGGCACCGAGCACGAACCCGGCGACAGCGACGAGCACCCCGGTCCACCCGTGGGTGCGGTGCGTGGTGTGCGCGTGGACGAGGTCGTGGGCGGCGGACTCGACGACGACGTCGAGCTGGTCACGGGCCCGGGCGGTCACAGGGCACCGCCGTGCTGGTTGCGGCGTGCGACCTCACGGCGCCGGTTCTCCAGGAGGGTGACAGGCGCCAGCGGCTCCGGTGTGAGGACCGGGTGGGTGTCGGCGACCGGGATTCCGGACGCGGCGAGGAGCGCCTCGAGGTCGTCGTCGCCGCGGGTGATCGGTCGCGCGATCGCCGCGAGCTCGCGCAGCGCGGTGTCGCGGGTGTCCTGGTCGAACGGCGGTGCGTCCGGCGTGAACCCGTGAGCGGCGGCAACCGCACGGAACTCGGGGGTGCTGGTGTGCGCGCGCACGGCGCGCGCACGGTCGACCATCGGCGTGACGGCGGCGGTGCGTCGGCGGGGGAACAGGCGCATGGTCAGCTCGCCTTCGCGGTCGGCGTGGGCGTGGCGGCGCGTGCGGCGGCGATGCGGGCCTTCAGCTCCTCGAGCGACGGGCCCGTCGGGGTGTAGGCGCGGGCGGCGGCCTCCTCGATGGGGAGGGTCTCGAGCTCGCGGTACGCGATGGCCAGGGTGCGCCCGGCGCGACGGATGCACTCCTCGCGCGTGGGCCTGGGACCGGAGGCGGTCGTGTGGGTTGGCCTGTTGTCGACCATCGGTAGGGTGTCCTCTCGATCGTTGTTTCGGTCAGACGTGAGGCCGGTACTCGTTGGCGCGGGGCCGGCCTTCGTCGTGTCAGGCGGTGGCTCGGGCAGGCGTCGATGCGACGAGGCTCGAGATCGAGACGCCGAGGAAGGCGGCAGTGGCCGCAAGCTCGTCGGTCGTCCACGAGGACGACCCGGCGAGGCGTCGGGCGCCGGTTCGTTCGGCGAGGCCGACGCCCAGGTAGAACTCCTCGCGGGAGATGCCCTTGGAGGCGAGCTCGGCTCGCACTCGAGAGGCGATCCGCTCGTTGATCGTTGCCATACGGCAATCGTGGCCGCTGTCCAGGCGGGTGTCAAGTGGCAATCATGTGCCGCCCTTGCAACCCGGTTGCCGATATGACAATCTCGACCTATGCCAACTGCAGCTCGAGACCTTCCCGGTCCGCTATCCGTCGAGGTCGCGTCACTGCTTCGGCAACGGATCGCAGCGCTGAACATCGATCAGAAGACAGTCGCGGAACGGTCGCAGATCAACGAGAGCACGCTCTCTCGCCTGCTCAACAACAAGAAGCCGATCTACCTGGAACAGCTAGATGCGCTCTGTGCAGCACTGGGCCTGGAGATCGGGGGCCTACTCGACGCCGCCGACCGTGCAACGCGACGCCGACGACTCAGGCTCATGCTGACGCCCGCACATGAGACCTACGAGCACGAGACCTACGAGACCGCGCGAGCAGTCGCGGACGATGCGCCCGACTTCGAAGGCGAGGATGTCGCGAACGAGGAGCAGCCGTGACGGACCCGGGCAACCTGGTGGCCTACCTACGCCGATATCGTCCGGGAATGAGTCGCGAGGAGGTCGCGACCGCTTGCGGTGTCTCCATCGCGACGCTTACGCGTCGCCTCCGTGAGGGCCTGGATACCGCGGAGGTCATCCGAGCGGCACGCTACTTCGGCGCGTCGCCCACCGAAGCGCTCCTTGAGCTCGGAGTACTCGAGGTCAACGATGTCCGCCGCCACGTGGCCATCGAAGGACTGCACGCGGTCTCCGAGACGACCTTGATCAGCGAACTGCTGAGACGCACCGCCGATCGCAACCGCGCCATCCATGACCGATGACGGTGCCGACCAGGTGGAACGTTCCACGCCCTCGCGTACTCGCGCGCGTAAGGCGGGTCAACTGGAGAGAACCTGTCATGCGTCATGTGCCGCTCGAGGCAATGCCCCTGACCTGCGCAGACGCGTCATGACGGGTCCGCGGCCGAACCGTGTCGGAGGCTCACGGTTGGATGGGCGCCAGTCGATGGTGATGACAGGACCACGGGGGAGGTGACGAGTGGACGACCTGCTCGAGCTCGCAGAACGTGAGGGCGTGCACGTGAACTGGCGGGACCTCGGCCGCCGCCGCGGGGAGTACCGTGCCGGTGCGCGCCTGATCACCCTCAACCCGCGCATGTCGACGACGCTGCAGCGCTCCACGCTCGCGCACGAGCTCGGCCACCACCACCACGCCGACCGGTGGACAGACGACCCCCGCGAGCACGCCACCCAAGAACGCCGCGCGAACCTCCACGCGGCGCGACTGCTCATCGACCCCGCGCAGTACGCGGCCGCCGAACAGCTCGTCGGCCCGCACGCCGGCGCGATCGCCCGCGAACTCGGCGTCGCCCTCTACGTCGTCGACGCCTTCCGCGCCACCCTGCTCCACCACATCCCAACAGCCAGGAGGTCAGCATGAGGTCCAGCGAGTGGAACCGGTCGGCCGGAGCGATCGTCTCCGGCATCGTCCTGTTCATCGTCGGCCAGTTCGTCTTCCAGCTCGGCCAGCAGTCCGCGCTGCGAGCCAGCCTCACCGCCGGCTCGTACGGCGACGACGAGGCCGGGAAGGTCCCCATGATCCTCGGCGGCGTGCTCCTGCTCGCCGGGCTGATCACCCTCGGCTGGGGCGTGTGGCAGATGGCCACGAACGTCGACCTCGCCGCATTCGTCGCGTCGCGCAGACTGAAGGCCGACGAGCAGGAAGCCGAGCGGGAAGTCGCGGCGACGATCGAACAGGAGCGTGAAGCGCGCCGCGCCGCGGCCGACGCTCTCGCGGCCCGCCGCAGCAGCGACGAGCCGCCCACGGCAGGTGACGGACCGCAGTGAGGAGACCTCTCGCGGTCGTCCCCGACGTCCCGCCGCGCGCGATCGCGTACGTGCGGGTCTCCGACGAGGGCGGGCGCGGCGACGCGCTCCTGTCGCCCGAGATCCAGGTAGCCGCGATCCGTGCGCACTGCGAGCGCAGCGGGTACGAGCTCGTCGACGTGCTCGAGGACGTCGACCTGACAGGACGGTTCTGGCGGCGACGGCAAGTCGAGACCGCGGTGAGCGCGATCGAGTCCGGTGCGGCCGACGTGCTCGTCGTGTGGAAGGTCTCGCGCGTCGCGAGGAACCGCCGCGACTGGGCGATCGCGGTGGATCGCGTCGAAGGCGCCGGCGGGAGGCTCGAGTCGGCGACGGAACCGAACGACCAGAACGCGTCGGGGAAGTTCGCGCGCGGGATGCTCGCCGAGCTCGCCGCGTTCGAGTCGGACCGCATCGGGGAAGGCTGGCAGGAGGTTCACGCGCGGCGTATCGCCGCGGGACGGCCCGCGAACGGGAAGCCGCGCTGGGGGTACACCTACGACGCTGAGACGAAGCTGCACGTGCCGGACACGGTCACGGGGCCCGTGCTCGCCGAGGTGTACCGGCGGTACATCGCGGGGGAGTCCGTCTACGCGCTCACGCGGTGGCTCAACGAGCGGGGCTTCCGCACGAGCGACGGGTACTCCTCCCGCGGGCCTGGACTGTGGTCGTCGCGGTCGCTGCGACGCGTCCTCGACTCGGGGTTCGCGGCCGGGCTGCTCCTGGTCGGCAGGGAGCACCGGCCGGGCGTCCACGAGCCTGTGATCGACTCGGACACGTGGGAGGCGTACCTCGTCGCCCGTGAGCGGCGACGCGTGCACCGCGGGTCCGAGCGGTCGCAGTACCTGCTGTCGGGGCTCGTGCGCTGCGAGTGCGGGTCCGCCATGACTGCGGGGCAGTTCGGCGACAACCACGTCCCGAAGTACCGGTGCAAGGCCGCGGTCGAGCAGGGCGCGCACCGGGGCGGGTACGTCACGGCGGCGCTCGTCGAGGGTGCCGTGATCGACTGGCTGCGTGACCTGGCCGTGGAGGTCGACGAGTCCACTGCCGCCGCGAGCGCCGCCGCGTCCGCGCGGGTACGGCAGGCGCACGACGTTCGGCGCCTCGAGCGGGAGATCCGCGCACTGGACGAGCAGCTCGTCGACCTCACCCGGCAGCTCGTCCGCAAGCTCGTGCCCGAAGCCGCGTACGTGACCCTGCGCGACGAGCTCACCGCGCAGCAGACGCACCTGCAGCAGCAGGCCCGCGAGCTTGGAGTCCAGTCGCGTCGGGAGCCGCCACGGCAGGTCGCCCGGGACCTGCTCGCGCAGTGGGACGTCCTGCCCGTCGAGCACCGGCGGCAGAGCCTGCATGACCTGATGCGGCATGTCGTCGTCACGCCCGGACGTCCGCGGGCGACGTTCCGCATCGTCGAAGCCTGGTGA